CGGCGGCTCAACCGCAACCTGTCGAAGCGCAAGGTAATCGCGCTTGCAGGTGCGGCGCGGCGGTGAGCAATGGCGAGGAAGGTGTCCGGCGGACAGTTTTCGAACGGACGGAAACGGCGGATCGGGCTAGGTTTTTGACTATCCTCGGGAGAGGCGCGCCCGCGACGGAAACGAACCCTCGCGGGCGTTGTCGTTTCCGGTGTCGTCGCCATTGCCATCCTCGCCATCATCGAGACCAGCATCATGCCCGTCCGCCCTCCGATCCATCGCCCGGTTGGCCGGCGCGAAAAGCGGGAGCGTGACCAGGACTATGCCCGCCAGCGCAATCCGGTGGCACGTGCGCTCTACCGCTCGAAGCGCTGGCGAACAGAACGCGCATCCTTCCTGCACGATCATCCGCTGTGCGTGGAATGCGCGCGTCACGATCTGATCCGCCCGGCAAGCATCGTCGATCACATCGATCCGCATGGCGGTGACGAGACGGTGTTCTGGGACCGCGCCCGCTGGCAGGCGCTGTGCGCATCGTGCCACGGCAGGAAGACCGCAGCGAAGGATGGCGGCTTCGGCAATGCGCGCCGCCGCTCGTGAGCCCAAGCCCTCCCCCCGGGGAGGTCAAATCTCTGGAGAGTTCGCTCCCAGGACCGCGCGCCACCAAGAACGCATCCGTGGCCAAAATGGCGATGGGGGGGGGTGCATGACTAAGCCATTGATTTATTGGATGTGAGCTATGGAAAACACTGACGCTGCACACATCGTTCCCGCACATGGCGAGCGTCAGCTGGCCGTCGAATATCGCAAGCTTGATGATCTGGTTCCCTATGCGCGCAATGCTCGCACGCATTCGGAAGCACAGGTAGCCGAGATCGCCGGCTCGATCCGGGAGTTTGGTTTTACCAATCCGGTGCTGATTGCCGAGGATGGCACCTTGATCGCCGGCCATGGTCGGGTGCTGGCAGCGCGCAAACTCGGCATGGAAACCGTGCCGACCATCCTGCTGTCAGGCTTGTCGGAAACGCAGCGCCGGGCGCTGGTGCTCGCCGACAACCGCATCGCGATGAATGCTGGATGGGACGAGGAGCTGCTGGCGCTCGAGCTCTCCGACCTGCAGGAGGCCGGCTTGACCTTGGCCTCACCGGCTTCGGCGACGACGAGTTGCAGAACCTGCTTTACGGCAGCCATGACGAACAGGATGGGCTGACCGAGGACGACGCCATTCCGGAAGTTCCGGCAACGCCTGTCACACGGCGCGGCGATCTGTGGCTGCTGGGTGATCACCGGCTGCTGTGCGGTGATAGCACCTCGCCGGAAGATGTTGGTCGCCTGATGAACGGCGAACGGGCGGCGCTGTTTGCCACCGATCCGCCCTACCTGGTCGATTATGACGGAACCAACCATCCGACAAAGAAAACCGCCTCGGCGCGGGCGAAGAAAATCGCCAACAAGGACTGGGGCGACGATTATATCGAGCAGCCACACTGGGATGATTCTGCCCAAGGACCGCAGTTCTACGAGGCCTTCTGCAAGGTGGCGATCGAGCATGCCATTGCCGAGGATGTGGCATGGTATTGCTGGCACGCCTCGCGCCGCCAACGCATGCTGGAAACGGTCTGGGATCAGTTCGATGTGCTGCATCACCAGCAGATCATCTGGGCCAAATCGCGCCCGGTGCTGACGCGCTCGGTGATGCTGTGGGCGCATGAGCCGTGCCTGTTCGGATGGCGTCGCGGCAAGAAGCCCCGCATCAACCGCGAGGGGTTCGAGAGCTGGCCGACCACGGTGTGGAACATCCCATCCTCGGAGATCGAAACCCGCGAGCATCCGACTTCGAAGCCGGTGCGCGTGTTCACGCTGCCGATGCAGCTGCACACAAGACCGGGCGACATCTGCTACGAGCCGTTCNCCGGTTCGGGCTCACAGCTGATCGCCGGCGAGAAGACCGGCCGCCGCGTGTATGGCCTCGAACTGTCGGAGGCCTTCTGCGATGTGGTCGTCAAGCGCTGGCAGGCATTCACCGGCAAGGCGGCCACGCTCGATGGCGACGGCCGCCGTTTTGATGAGATCGCCGCCGATCGAGTGCCTGATGCCGGGACCGCGACCAGGGATGCGGCAGCGGCATGAAGCAATCCCGCACCATGTCTCTGGTGGAGGCTTTCGCCAATGTCGCCGTCGGCTATGGCATTGCCGTGGTGACGCAGATGCTGGTGTTCCCACTGTTCGGATTGTCCACCACGCTGGCTGACAACATGGCCATGGGCGCGATCTTCACCGTGGTGTCGATCGCGCGCAGTTTTACATTGCGGCGGGTGTTCGAGGCCATCCGGATGCGGCGTGCCAACGAGGCAACCGCCGCCCCGAAGGGGCGACGGCCGTGACAGGATGAGAGCTGCGGCGTCAGGCTGCGGGCAACCGGTAGACCCGCCCACGTCCTTCGACCTTCTCGGAACTGACCTCGAGACCAAGCTTCTTCTTCAGCGCACCGGCCATTGCACCGCGCACCGTGTGCGACTGCCAGCCGGTCGCGGCCATGATCTCTTCGATGGTCGCGCCGTCGGGCGCCTGCAGCATGGCGATCAACGTTGCCTGCTTGGTGCCCTTCCGGCGCTGGACCGGGGCGGTCAGCGTTTCAGCCTGCGGGGTGTCGGTCTGCTCGTCCGTGATCCCGAGGGTGCTGTAGGCCAGCGGAGTGGCGCGCAGCGTGATCGGGCCGCGTTCTTCGTCGTGCCGCCAGACCGTGTCGAGGTCCGTGGCGGCGATTTCCTCGATCAGCCCCTGCTTCAGGAGGCTCTTGCAGACGTTGCCGACAGCGCCGCCCTTGAGGCTGGCGGTGACGGGGAACACTGCCCCGTTCTCGCGCGCGCAGGCGGTGGACAGGATGACGGCTTGGGCGTCGGAAAGCTGAATCTGGGTCATGGGGTCGTCTCCTTGATCGGGGCCGCGCCCATCGCGGCCCTTCTACGACCCCAAGCCCGCCTTGCGGCGGGCAGGCTTCGGAGAGGTTGGCGCTACTCGGCATATTCGCCTTCGCGGAACGCCATGTCGGTGATCTCGCGCAGCTTGTTGCGGTAGTGCTCGAGCGTGCCGACATGGCCCCAGTCGATCTCGTCGGGGTCGGTGTCGAAATGCTCCGCGCTGAGCGCCGACAGGCGTTCGAGCATGGCGTCGATCTCGAACTTCGCGGCGAGGAAGGCGTCGATGGCTGTGGCTCGGGTCTTGGACTGGTTGCTGTTCGTCATGGCTGTTTCCTTCATCCTGGCAATCACAGTCATGCTCTGAACGACGAGATCATCAACCGGATAAGACGATCATTTTGTTGCTGTTTTTGACGCCGGCGCCGCTGCAACGCTGGCGCAGGGAGTTTTTGACATGGCGGGACGCAAGCCGCTGCCGACACATCTGAAGCTGGTGAAGGGCACGGCCCGTCCGCATCGCCTGAACAAGGCCGAGCCGAAGCCGGTGGTGGCGACACCCGAACCGCCTGACCATCTCGATGAAGCCGCCAAGCTGAAGTTCACCGAAATGGCGGAACTGCTTGCCCGCCACGGTGTCATGACGGAACTGGATGCCGGCGCACTCGCCCGCTACGTCGTGATCTGGCGGCGCTGGCTGGAGGCGGAGCAGGAAGTGAAGCGCCGTGGCCCTGTGGTGAAGACGTCGAATGACAACATCATCCAGAACCCGTTCCTGGCTGTGGCCAACAAGTGCCTGGCGCAGATGGCGCAGATCGAGAGCGAATTCGGACTGACGCCGTCCAGCCGCTCGCGCATCCGTATGGCGGAACCCGCCGAGACGAGCGATCCGTTCGAGGAGTTCCTGAACCGTGGCCGCAAAGCCTAGTTCCTGTGCTTCGCGCAAACGGGGTGATGGCGGCAAGAAGGCTCCATCCTGCCCGGTTACAGCCTATGCCCGTGCGGTGGTTGGCGGCCGGATCGTCGCCGGCCGGCTGGTGCGTCTGGCCTGCGAGCGGCACCTCGCGGACCTGAAGGTGGGGGTAAAACGCGGCCTGGTCTGGGATGGCGCTGCGGCACGTCATGCGATCGACTTCTTCGGCCATCTGCGCCACTCGACCGGCGAATGGGCCGGCGAGCCCTTCGTGCTTCAGGGCTGGCAGCAGTTCGTCGTCGGCTCGCTCTATGGCTGGAAGCGCAAGGACGGTTTGCGCCGGTTTCGCACCGCCTATGTCGAAGTAGCAAGGAAGAACGGCAAGTCGGTGCTTCTGGCCGGCACGGCGCTCTATGCGCTGATCGCCGATGGCGAGCCCGGTGCGCATGTGTATTCGGCGGCAACGACGCGCGATCAGGCCAGGATCGTCTTTGGCGAGGCCGAGCGCATGGTGGCGGCGAGTTCGGCGCTGCAATCGAGGATCACACGCACGGTGAACAATCTGGCCGTGCTGCCGACCTCGTCCTGGTTCAGGCCGCTGTCGGCGGACGCCAGCAA